GGCGACCTGTCTGGCACGGTTGAATCCGGCAAGTCGAGCGTTATGTCGATCGGCGAGCAGAACGATACTTTCGAGGTTGAGCTCGACACCCAGGTGCCGCAGCTGCATAACCACGTCAACAGCATGCGCGACCTGGCCAACCAGATACGCAGTGGTAAGTACAACGACACCGGTTTGCTCGAAGGGCGCTGGAGGGGCAAAACCACAGAGGAAGGTGCCCGCCTGGCGGCCAAGCAGACCCTGGCGACGCTGCAGAATCTGCAGATAACCAACCTGGCGCCGGTGACGATCGCTGAAATTGAGCGCATAGAGATGCTGTTCGCTAGCCTCACCAACGATCCCGAGGCCAACATTGGCGTACTCGAAGAAATGGCGCAGCGCTCTGAAAACGTTCTGAGAGAATACGCGCGGGCTGAACAGTATTACCGCAGCAACAACAACACGCTGCGCGGCTACGGGCGCCAGTTCTTGAACCAGTATGCTCCGGGAACGGATGCAGGGGGCGGCCAGGTGCAGCAGCCGGCGACCTCGGCAACGGCTGCACCGCCGACGCCAGGCCGGCAGCCGATAATCCCTGAGGGCTCGACTCTGAGGTTGAACTAATGGACGTACAAGTAAGGTTCAAAAAGAGCGGCGCGACCGGCACGCTATCGGTCAACTCGGAAGAAGAGCTGCAGCAAGAACTGCTGAACATCAGCAACGCCAACCCGGGCGACGAGCTCGAGGTCGTTGACAGCGGTATGGGTGGCTCCGCGCTGCGGGGCGGCTGGCAGGGGCTGACGTTCAACGCCGGTGATGAGTTGGCCGGATTAGGCGCAGCGATCATGCCCGGCGGCCAGGGCTATACCGAGGCCCGCGACGAGGCCCGGCTGAAGAACGAAGTCGCCCGGCTGTCGAACCCGAAAACCTACGCGGCGTCGGAGTTCGGTTCAGGTTTTCTCGTACCGGGTGTGGGGTATGCGAAGGCGGCGCAGAACCTTAATAAACTCCAGAAGTACGGTCGGATGGCGGCGACTGGTGGCGGCACCGGGCTGGCCGTCGGGCTGGGCTCTGCTGATGAGCTCGACGCCGAAGGGTGGACCGATGCCGGTACGTCTGCCGTCATCGGGGCTGTGGCGTCGCCGCTGGTGGGCGGTATAGCCAACAAGGCCGCCGATTACGTGGGCGACCTGGGCCAGGGCGTGAAGCGCCTGATGTACACCGAGCCACGCGAACAGGCAGAGCGCTGGCTGGGCCGGCACATGGACCCGTCGATAGACTCGCCCGACGTGCTCAAGGGCATGCTGTCCGCCAGGGGGCAGGACACCCGTCTGATGGAGCTCGACGAGGGTATGCTGCGGATGGCGCAGCAGTCGAAAATGGGCGGGCCGACCTCCGATCGGATCATCGCCGAAAACATAAACCCGATCCGCGACCGGGCGGTCGGACGCATCCGCGGCGCAATCAATGAGTCGATGCCTGACGAGATACCCTACAAGCGGCTGAAGAAATTTATCAACGACCCGAAGATGGCCAGGGAGAAATACGACCTGGCCTACCAGGACGATTTCACGCCTGACGAGTGGGTACAGCGCCAGTGGGAGCACAGCCCGACCTGGCGCAGGATTGCGGGCAAGGTCCAAGAGTCGATGCTCGACAAGGATATCGATAGGCTATCGATCCGAGATATCGATGAACTGCCGGGGGTAGTGCCGATCGAATACATGCACCGTTTTCTGGGGCACATGCGCGGGCAGATCAACAAGCTGTACCGGGAGGGGGATTCGCACTCGGCGACCGAGCTGCTCAAGATTCACCGCACACTAGACCAGAAAGTGAAGACCCAGTCGCCAGCCTTTCAGGGCGCGCAGCAGTTCTACCGCTCAAAGATGGATATCAAAGAAGCGATGGAGTTCGGCCGGGATGTTTACTCGGGCAAGATGCAGCCCGATATCCTCGAAGACTTGATGGAGGATTACTCCGAGCTTGAGATGAAGGGCTTCCGCACCGGCCTGCTGCAGGCGATGCTGGACCGGGCCGGCGAGATTACCCAGACCGGGAACACGGGCAACAAGGTGTTTCAAAACCACCGCATCAAGGAAGTGATCCGCGAAGGTATGCAGAATCCGGATAAATTCGAGGACCTGGTATCGTTCATGGCGCAGGAACAGAACAAATCACGTGCGCATACCCGGCTGTTGAACAATTCAGTGACCAGTCAAACGCTAGGCGGCGACCAGCGGCTACCCGAGGGCGGCCCCATGAGCGTTATTCGACAAATGCTGGATAAGGTGCTGCACCAGGAGATGACGCCGGCCGAGTGGCACGAGGTGTCAAAAATCATGACCGGCGAGCTAACTGAAGACCAGATCGACCGGCTGTTCGCCAAAACCGCCGCCGCTAAATTCCTGTCGCCAGTACCTGAAGCGATCGGCGCTGGCGCCTCAATTGCGATCGGCCAGGCCGCCGGGAGGGAATACTGATGGGTGTACTGGATGAACTAATCGAAGACCTGCGCACCGCCGCCGGCACCAAAGAAGACCAGACATTCGGCGAGGACGTGGCACAGCTGGGGCGCGCACTCGGGTCGGTCGGTGAGCTCGGGCTGCAAGCGGGGACTGGGCTGTTCGGCGGGCTGCTGGGCGCTGGCGCCGGCCTGGGGCAGCTGCTGCGGGACCCGGAACGGGCCGACGTGGCGCGAGAGTACGCTCGAGATATCGCTGGCAACTTGACCTACGAACCACGCACGCACCTGGCGCAGGAGGTGAACCGGGTGACCGGTGAAGCGCTGTCGCCGCTAGTCGAGCCGCTCGCCGAGGGGTTGCAATACCTGGACGAGAAAGCAACCGAGCACGGGCTGGACCGGGTAATCGACACTGGCGCAGTGGTCGGCTCGCCGTTACTAGCGGCGGCGCCGCCCAGGCGCGCAGTGGGCAATCTGAACCTGCGCGATGTTAGTCTCAAAAAAGCCATCGAACAGGCCAAACAGGGTAAGCACATAAAGCGGGATAAAACCGGGCAGTATGTCGGCGCCCCGCGCGGTGTGAATTCGCCGGCGAAGCTGGGTCGCGTCCGGCGCAATTTTGATGATGTACTCGAAGATCCGGAATACGCCGGGGTGGGCGCTGACTGGTACGAACGTGCGAAGATGGGCATACGCCAGGTGGCGGGCGGTAACAAAAAACGCGAGGACCTGTTTTCTGACGAGTCGGCGCTGTGGTCCGCGCAAGCGGACCCAGGTACTAACCTGGGGTTCCAGCTGCGCGCGCACAATGAGTGGGAGGGCGGTGGTGCGCTGAACCCCGATGCACCGGTCAGGACCTGGCAGCAAACCGATGAATACGCACGCGCACGCTACCTGGACGATCGCGTGCAGCTGGGACCTAAAACCGGCATGTACGAGAAACACCTGAACCCGAATACCCCGCCAGTGAACACCGGCGTGAACGACATATGGCACGCGCGCAACTTTGGCTACACCAACAAGGACGGCGGCACCTTTAGTCGCGGGCTGTCCGCGCAAGAACATTCGTTTATGGATGCCGAAACACTGCTAGCCGCTGATCGCGCTAACGCCAGGGGTACCGGAGGGCGCACAGACTGGACTTCTGGCGGCGTGCAAGCGGCGCCGTGGGTCGTCAGCAAGGGGCGCTCGCTAGCAGGTCCAGGCGGGCGCACCGATGCGCAGGGGATCGCCCTGGCCAACCGATCACCGGCTGAGTACATGCCAGGGTTCACCGCACACGCGACTTACGAGCGCGTGCCGGGCGCCGGTACGGGGCACCTGGAGTCACTGGTCGATGCGCCGCTGGGCGTGCGTAGGCAGTACAGCGACGCGAGCAGCTGGGACGATGGAACCGGGCGCGACATACTCTACGACGACATGGGTGCCTGGGTCCGCCCGACCAATGAAACCACAGGCTACTTCCAACCGCACAATGCACCGCCAGAAACACAGCCGGCCTACGCTGCCAGGCCGCTGGTGGAGTCGGTGAAAGGCGAGCACGGCGGAGAAATCGGCCCGGCCGGTTCTGCGCTGCTGGATATCGGGGAGGCGACACGCGCCTACCTGGATGTCCAGAACATGGGCGCCCGGCACAAGTTTATCCCGGCCGGGAAGGGCGCGAGCGCGAGCGCGTCAAAACCCGGACAGTCGAACGCTCTACGTCTGCCGATGGACCGATCGCTGACGCCGGATGAGATGCTGCGCGTAACGGCCGTGGCGAAGAAATACGACCTCTCGCCGGCCGATACAGGCGACGGCGTTACCCTGTTTGACGAAACGCAGTGGGGCGATACACCGCGCAGCGGTAAGGATATCGCGAAGCTGTGGAAGGACAAGAAACTGCAGCGCGAACTGGACGCCGCGGTAACCACGTCCGATACCCCAGGCGCCAAAATCCGTGGCGCCGGCAAACTCGAGCGGGGGCGCGTCGATGCTAACGTGTCAGATTACGAGGAAGCGTTTGCGCAGCCTGGATCTGGCAAGGCGACGTCTCAGCTGCTCGATACGCTGGATAGCACCGAGTATCAGGGGTTCGTAGAGAAACTCGGCAACAGCGATCGCGTGAAGGCTAAAGCGCTGGAGCTGATGGAGCGGGACGAAGCGTTCGCGAAGAAGCTAGGGGACGTGACGCGCGCCGACGTTCAGCGCGCGCGTAAGGTGATCGCCACTGCTGGCGGTAACTGGGTTGAAGCGCTCCGTAAAGCTATGCGGAACGGGACTGTTCTGCCCGCCGTCGCTCTACCTCTGCTGCCAATGCTGATGCCGGCGGGAGAGGAGGAAACGCCGCTTCTATAGCCTTGCGGCGCTGTCGGCGCCGCCACTGCTCGCGCGGGTTCAGCCGGTTAAGCAGTATGCAGCGGGAGCACACGATACCCCTGCGGCCGCTACCGGCGCTGCAGGGAGCGAATTTGTTGAGCGGCTTGCGCCGGTCGCATTGTCTGCATGTTTTCACCACAACCTCCTTTCATACGACGGTAGGCGTGCGCGCCATGACTTTCGGGTCCAGTTTACTATATCGACGATACTCAACCAGACGCAGTAGTAAAGCGTCGCGAGCCCGCCAACTACTCCCACGATCCAACCGAGTACCTGCCAAACGAGATCGGGTGCAGCGCTAACAGGTACCGCGCTGAACAGCATCGCCACGCCCATTATCAGCCCGGCGAGCATCACCGCGGCTGCGCCCATAATGAGCACAACAAGCGTGATCGGCCATAGCAGAACTAGCAGTACTATGATCAGTAAAGTTTCCATAATATCCTCCAGATTAGTTACGGATGAGTGATTCAAACATGCTAGCTCTCGCCTATCTTTTCAAAAAGGGACATCCTCTGATACTCCAGTTGGTGCAGCCTGGGCCGGTGCCTGCTGGCGGTCCTCGTCCAGATCGTAGAAATTGATCCAGCCCTCGAAGTCACCGCCCACTGGTAGGGCGTCGAGTTTCAGGCACACAGACCCGTCATCGCGCTGCAGGAGCTTGCCCACGGTGAGATAACGGGTTTTTTCCTGGCCGTCTTTCATGTACTTACCGTTGGTTACTACAGCCTTTTTAATCGCTTTCATTCCAGTTTCCCTATCATAGTTTGTAGTTCAGCCTCTGCCATCTGCAGGCCGTGAGACAGCTTGGTAATATCGTCCTCAGCATCGTCGCGCTCGATCCGAAGCAGGAACGGGCGCATTCCCTCTGGTGAATAGCTCATAAAGTCGCACCAGTCGGCACCGGTGAACAACAGATGCCCGATCACCTGCCATCGGTAGACGGCGGGCAGTTTGTTTTCCAGCAGGTAACCCGCGTGCGTATCCTGGCCGGGCACCTTAAATTCAACAACGCCGTCGCCCACAATGCCGTCAGGAGAGCAGCCACAGAGCGGCAGATCATCACGGGTATAGAATGCCCCGTCTTGCACCTGAACGTCGCTGAGAAAGGCGTACAGGGCGCAGGCGGCAGGTTCCTCGTCGGTACCCCGCTGCATGGCTGCGTTACTGTAAGACTCCGGCACGATCCCGGTAACGGCTTGCGCAGCCAGGCCGCGCAGATATTTGGTGCGGGTGAGGCCAGGTTTCCCCATCACCACACCAAACTTTGATGCAGTGATTTTCCCGCATCGCAGCGCAAACCATTCCGGCGTGCGCTGTTCTATCTCATGCCGGGTAATCATGCCGCTGCTCCAGCCTCGGCGATCTTCTTGCGCAGTGCGGTACAGGCCCAGTCATAACGTGCGGCCGGCACCGATTCCACATTTTTAGCATTCAGCGCGCGCAGGAAGTTTACCGTGACTTCGCCTGGGAGCTCGCCTAACAGCGCTTTCAGCGTAGCCACCTGATTATCCGTTAGCGGCACCGGCGTGGCGTCAGCGGCCTGTGAGGGCCTGCTAGCGGCATTACCATCGTCGTCCGAATCTATAGGCGCGATTCCCACCATAGCCATCAGGGCGTACCGGCGAGCGTAGGTGCTGGCTGACATCAGCACCTGCGGGGTGATCTGCTTGCCAGCCACCGGAACAAACATCGTTGACTCTATCCACTGGCTCCCGTGGGCTAACCTCGTCGTCACCTGCAGACAGCCGTCGATGTATTGCCCCAAGCCCTGGATGAATGCGATACCGTTTGATGATAATTGTCCTCTGATTGCGTCGATCACGCTTTCCAGCGTGGAGTAGTCATTGCGGAAGTGCGGGTTCTTGGCGTCTTTCACGGCGCCAGTCATCTGGCCCTGGGCAGCTGCGAGTGCAGCCACCAGTTCATTGATCTCGTTTGATGTGTTCATGCCCATCCCAACTGTTCTAAAAGTTTGACCAGACGCGCCAGGTCTTTCGACACGAGGAAGTCATCACCATCACCGTGCTCGGCGATCCAGTATTCAGTTCCCGCCTTACGCTTAATCGTGATCACGGGTAAACCTCCGCGTCCATGAGCGCAGCGATCAGCTGTGATCGCAGAACGCGTTTCATGCTGTCGCGGTTTTCGATGGCGGAAAGCAACTGCTCGGCCAGTTCATCGGGTGATGCCTCAGCGAGCCAGGTCTGCACCTGATCGTCGCGGTAGTGGCCCTCAGCGCGAGCCTGGTGTGCGTCATATAGGTTTGCCGTAAGCATGGTGTGGTCCTCCAGAACCGTAGGGTAGTACCGACAAAGCCGCAATTAAGCGGCTGTTCGGCGTTTGAAAACTTTGATTGCTTCTTCGCGAGTCATCCAAAAGTCTTGCGATGACTGCGCTTTAGGCGCCGCGACAACCCGCCATGTGAAAACCTGGCGACCCGCTTTGTAATTTTCGCAGCGCTTGTGCACGGCATAGACGTGATCGCCGTTCGCAAAGTGTCGGCGGTTCGTGTCTGTGACCTCAAGACCAGCATGATGAGGCTTCATTTCGCCTTTAACTACGCGGAACCATACCCCTTTTGAATTTTGTGCTTTCATGTTTGTTTCCTCCAGAACCGTGATGCGAGAGTGAATTATACATCCTAATGGCTATATGTAAACCCCTGAGTTACAATTAGCGCACATTTTAGGAGGTGAGCATGGATAGTGTGGGGTTGGAAACGTTTATTAGAATGTGCGATAGCAAGGCAGACGCGGCACGGCGCATGGGTGTGAAGCGCCAGACGCTGCACAAGTGGCTGCAGGACGATGCCGAGAGGTATCAGGTGGAGATTAACCGCCACCGGAAGGTGCTCAGGGTGATGCGGGAAGTACGAACGTGAGGCGATAAAAAGGCCCGTACCCACCAGCGCTGGAGGACGCTATCGGCGGGCCGGGCAAAGGCAAAACTAGAGTAGGTGCGCCAGGCAGTGTGGACCTGACTCGGCGCGGTCACTTTCCGCAGTCATCGCGCCTGGGATAAGTATAACAAACGGCGCTTTCCTATGTGTATCGGCGGAACGTGTAAAGAATAAGTGGGGCGAAAAGATTTGCGCCCCACTATTTTTTGTCCTAGCATGTAACACTACACCAGCACAGGAGCGGCACAATGAAAGATGACGTATTGAACGTGAGAGTCCAGGCGCGGCTAAAAGAGCAGCTGCGCGCAATGGCGGCAGAGAATCACCGCACGATGTCAGCACAGGTAAGCTGGTTGATCGAGCAGGAAGTACGGCGCATGAAACTGAAAGAGCAGATGAGGGGCGCAGCATGAGGAAGAAACTACCGCCATTCGCAAAGCAAACCCGCGTGCCAGGCGACAACGAAACGATATTCGTGCACGTCGGATGGATTAGTTGGGAGCAGGCGAACGACATTACCAAAAGTCGCGGAATGATCTACCCAGCCGACACCGATCCGAGCCTGTTTCTCTGGCCAGTGAAAGGTTGCGGAGTAGTTATCCTTGATCACCATGGGCTTGATAGTGGCGACGTTGAGAAACTTGATCATGAACTAATGATAAGCGGGGCAACAGATACGCAGTATGTAGAGTTCGCCTAATAATGAGGAAATGGAATGAGCGACAACGTGAAATCGCTGGCGGAACGAATGCCAGGCCCAGCGCGGAAAAAACTAACATTCACAAAACTAACGGACTTAGTTAAAGAGCGTAAGAGGATCAACTGGCTAATCCGGGATGTGATCGAGTGCGGCACGCATGGGATGTTGTTTGGCGATCCCGAATCAGGCAAAACGCTAGTGCTGTTTGATCTGCTACTGTCGATTGCGACAGGTAGCAATTGGCGTGGGAGGCCAGTTAAGCAGGGGCCGGTGTTCTATCTATGCGGCGAGGGTGCGTCAGGATTAGCGCGCCGGATGGCTGCATGGATGGTGCACCACAATATACCCGAGGATACGGACATTCCGTTTTTCACCAGCGATATGCCGGTGGGTCTTATGGAGGAGTCATCTGCTGATGAAGTGCGTGAGGTGATCAGTGCAATGTGTATGGAGCACGGCACGCAGCCGGTGGCGGTGGGGATAGATACGCTGGCTCGCAACCTGGGGCCGGGTAACGAGAACAGCGCGCAGGATATCGGCCAGTTTATTGTGAACATTGATCAATACCTGATCGGCGGACTGGGCGCAGCAGTGTTGACCAGCCATCACACGGGGCACGGTGATAAAGAGCGTGCACGCGGCAGTATGTCGCTGCCTGGGGCGGTGGACGTGAGTTACCGGATCGTGAAAAACGGGTTCGATCTAATGATGGAGTGCAAGAAATGTAAGGATTTTGATAAGCCACCGCCGTTCATCTTCAAGCTGATGGTGAAAGACTTGGGTTATCAGGACGATTACGGTAAGGAGATTACAGGCGCGACGATACACCCGGTGGATGATAAGCAGTTCAACTCGGGCAGGCCGATGCTGAAAGGCGTGGACGGTGAGGTGTTTGATTTGCTGGTTGAGCACTATCTTGCTACGCAACGGCGCTTGCAGGCCAGAGGAGAGGAGAACAGGCCGCCGCCGATACCTAAGCGTTACTGGCGCGATGAATGTATCAAGCGAAGAGTGCAACCGCACGAAGGGCCAGGGTCACCAGGATGGGACAAGGCAAAACGGGCAGTAAATAGAAGTATGACTAAGCTGATGGACGCTGGGCACGTCCGTCAGAGACCAACTGGGGAGGATGTTTACCCGACATATCTGGGCTGATTTCGGGTGGTTGCGGGGTGTCGTAATCTGCCGGGACAAACGGGACACTCGCACCAGCGCGAGTGTACCCGATTTTTGTCCCGGTGCAAGCAGATGACGCCGATTCACCGAAAAAAACCTTACCGGGACAATTTACCGGGACAAACGGGACAAATTTTCAGTTACTTGTCCCGATTTTGATATACATGCGCAACACAATGCATGTCGGAATGTGTTGCGGAAGGCGCCAACATTACCAAACGTTTAGAAATGTAGATATTCAGCCGGGAGCTGTCTATCTTGGCGGATGCCGGCGCGGAAACGCCGGCCCCTAATCACACACAACCGTAGGAGGGCTGTGGATGCCTACCAAAGATTCTATCAGAGTCGGTACTTCGCATAGAACACCGATCAAGCACCGCATATTAGACATTGTTCTTGGCAAGATTGCCGGTACTGCGCCGGTTTCAAGAACGCCATGCACTTCAAACCTGAAAGTGGTGGACATGTGTGCGGGCGATGGTCAGGCGTCGGCAGAGTCTGGCCAAAGCTCTCCGGCACTCATTGATAAGCATATCAATCACGGCAAGCTAGACGTGCGCTCGCAAGCATGTCTGTATGAGAAACAGGCAAAGACATTTGAATTGCTGCGCGAGGGTTACGGTGGGAAGACTAGGATTGAATTGCGTAACGAGGATTCAAGCGGCATCGTTTTTGCTGATTTCCTGGATTCGCCGGATGACCCACTGTTCATCTATGCCGATCCAAACAGCCTGAGCCAACTTCCTCTGACGCAGCAGATGATCGAGGCGCAGTTGCCCAAGTTCACGACGGTGGTCATTACGATGGGCTGTAATGTTGGTGGGCTGAAGCGATTGCCGAAAGAGGATCGGGAAGACTGGTGGCGCCTGAAAGTCTTCGCGGACAAAAAGCCACGATACCACGATGCGCAGGTCTACTGGGTGAAGGGCGACGCATCGCAATGGGCGTATCTGACGATAGTGCCGAAAAAGTTTTCAGTCAGCATTCGAGACTCTGTTATGCGCAAGTGTGGCGATAGCCTGGGCTGCGCGCTTGTGGAACATGACAATCGTACCGACTGGGATGAAGTGTTCGACCGCCTGTTTCTGACAAGGGAAGAACGCAATGAAGCATGAGATACCAGCAGAGCCAATCAGCAAGATCATGGCCGAGTGTTACAGTAACGACTTTGCCGGGGTTCACTACGCGGCAGAGATATTTCCAATGCCGACAGCGGATGAGTTTGCCGCGCTCTGTCAGAGTATTGAGGAATACGGACTGGAGGAGCCGTTGCTTCGCGACAAGGAAACGCGCCTGTTAGTCGATGGCCGATCACGGTTGCTCGCGTGCTTTGTTGTCAGCCAGGAACTGCGGATCGTTGATACTGATGCTGCTGACCTGGTCACGGTTTCACTGGTGCGCAACCTGCACCGGCGCCAACTGTCGTTCGACCAGAAAGCGATGGTAGGCGGTGAAGCCAAGGCAGCATTCGCCAGACAGGCGAAGGAAAGGCAGGGCGCCAGGACTGATATAAACATTCAGGCACGCGCGCCTGAATGTTTAGGCCAAGCACGCGACCAGGCCGGCAAAGCGGCAGGTGTCGGCGGCAAGTCCGTAGACAAAGCGGCAGACCTGATTGCCTATGCGCCCAAAGAGGCCGAGCAAGTGAAGGCCGGGAAGAAGACACTTGCCCAGGCAGCGCGTGATGCTGCGCCAGTGGTCAAACAAGCGAAGGCGGAGAAGAAAGCCAAGCAGCAGGCGACCAAGCCAAGGCCGAAGCAAGTGGTGTCTGTGATTACCACAGACGGCAAAAGCGCCGAGATTAAAAAACCCGATCGCGTGGTGTTTAACCCAACCAATGAAAATGTGGATTGGGCAGCGTACACCTGGAATCCGGTCACCGGGTGCAATCACGGGTGCAAGTTCTGCTATGCGCGGGAGATAGCCAGTGAAATGCATCGGCGCGGCGTCGGTGGGTACAACTTCAACTTTGAGCCAGCGCTGCATGAGTACCGGCTGACAGCGCCAACCAATACAAAGCCAGGTGATGGTCGTGACGGTCGCGTGTTTGTCTGCTCAATGGCCGATCTGTTTGGTAAGTGGGTTCCAGATGAATGGATCGAAAAGGTGTTCAGCGCCTGTATGGCATCGCCAGAGTGGGAGTATATGTTCCTAACCAAATGGCCGAAGCGTTATGCAATGTTGGCCGACTTACCGCGAGCGTGGTTTGGCGCCTCGATCATTCAACAGGTTGACGTGGCCAGAGTTGAGCGCGATATGCTGGCGTTTCATACCAGCGGGATAAAGTGGATTAGTCTTGAACCAATGCTTGAGCCTATCACCTTCTCTGACTTGTCGTGGTGTGACATGGTAGTGATCGGGGCGCAGACCGAAACCAATCAGCCAGACGGGCGCGTGCCGGACTATGCGCCAGCGTTTGATTGGGTGGTGGATGTGGTCAACCAGTGTCGGGAGTGGCAGGTTCCGTATTATCTGAAGCCTAATCTTGGAGTGCTGAACAAGAACAAGAATCTTGCCGGAATGGATTTGCCGCGACCGGAGATTACGCTGCAATGATCCCCAAGTGTAAAGGCGAAGGCTGTCGGGTGCGCAATCGCTGCGCCCGGCACACTAAACCCATGGGGCCGTATCTGCTCTGGGAATACCAGATCATACCGCCCCACGATATCAAGAAGCGTAAGCACGGCTGCGATGAGCGGCTGAACAAGAAAGACTGGAGGAAGCTATGTCAAACAAAAAACTAACGTTCACGCGCGAACAGGCGGCGCAAGTCATGAAGAGATACTGGCCGGTGCATACCAAGGCCGAAAAGAAGTTCTTTGCCCGGTACATTGCGAGCAATGACCAGGTGTTAAAAGAATGCCTCAAGACGCGCATGAAGCAGGAGATAGAGATCGTTGAGTGAACACGACGACGTCATGCGTTACCTGGCGCTGCTGCCTCACATGAGAAAGGAGCAGGAGCGCCAGGGCCGAAAGCTGAAGGCGCTGCTCGATCGCCTGGGGCGCATGGAAGAGCGCATGACCATTATCGAGCAATACTACTTGGACACCAGCCACGACGGTGTTCGGTTCTACCCACTGGAGGACGACAATGAATAACACAGCGATACACGTAGGCGCCTATTCGCTGTTGATCGGGGCTGTTGTCGCAATAGTGATGGACCGGCAGGGCTACATAGAGCTGCTGCATGTAACGGAATTGCGAGGGATAGAGCAACGGCTGGCGTGCACGGTTGCAAATTCGGAAAGGTATTTAGAAGAAAGCGACACAACCACTGGAGGACGACAATGAATAACACCGTGATACCCAAGCTGATCGCCAAATTGCAGCACGGGCGGATGGATGAGTGTGCAGAGGAACTGGCCGAGACAATTGTGATACTGATGGCCGTGATCGACGACCTGCACGAGGAGCTACAGGAGCTGAAAAGCATTATTGCCGTTGACCCGGAGGACATCCACTAATGACCGAAACAGTCACCCGCTCGGATATGGACCGGGTCTATCGTATCATCGCGCAGATGCGCAGCGAGGCCGAGGTGGAACGCGGTGCGCGCGCCGAAACCGAAGCGAAACTGAAAAGCCAGTTAAAGGCCGTTGAGGAAAAGGTCGCACGCCTATCTACCCGGCAGAATGACTTCGCGCAAAGTTTGCAGAAGCTCAGCAAAAGGGTGTCCATGCTGGTGCCGAAGAACATCGAGGGCGCCTTGCGCACACTGGAGTACATGAACAGCCAGGTGTTGCCGACACAGATGCGAATGCAGATACTGACCGAGCTGTGTTGCCAGCTGGACGCCCGCAACGTGAAGCCTGAAAAGTGGGAACTGTTCGTGCGCTCATGGTGGTGGGCGATGGACAACAAAAACAACGCCTGGTGGTCCGAGATGCACAATATGTCACTCGACAGCATATCGGGCCGCGTGCAGCGCGCTTACCTGGAATACACAAACGCGAAAAAAGGGAAGAAATGAGAAACGCCTGGCCAGGTTTGTTACTGATCGCATTAACGTTGATTGTGCTCGCAGTGATCGACCAGGCCAGGGCGCGCGATGCGTACCACCAGCGCCTGATCCGCTGCTATAGCGACGGCGGGTGCTGTCTTAACCCGGCAGAGTTGGAACGACTGGAGGAGAGGAGGCGCAAGCAATGATGACGGATGAAGATAGTGAACGGTTGATCAAGGCGCTGCTTAGCTATATCGACGAGCTGAGAAACGCATTAAACGACGCAGATGAGGGGCTTGAGTATTACGCGCAGGAGACGAAAAAACTGAGGGCAGAGTTGGAACGACTGGAGGAGTCAGATGCAGCACAAGTGGGCGGTTTACGCCAACCCTGAAAAGTTTGGTAATGTAATGCAACAGATCAGTGATTTTGTTGCACGCGAAGCATTGGAAGGCGGCAAGCCGCAGCTGGTCACGGTATCGCCGCTGCACGAGGCCAGGCGCACCGATGCGCAGAACCGATTTATGTGGCCCATGATGCAGCAGATCGCAGACGGTATGAACGCCGTGCAGCAACAGGCCGACGCGCTGATCACCAAAGAGCACGTCAAGGTGTATCTGGTGCGCAAGTATTTCGGCGTGGACAAGCGGGAAATTGACGGCGAGCCGGTAGTGATCGAGAAAAGCACAGCGAAAATGAGCCGATCAGAAATGGTTTACCTGATCGACAGCGCGATGGCCTGGGCAGCTGATAGAGGCTTTGCTGTCATGGTGCCAAAGGAATATCAAGAGTGGGCGCGTGAATAGCACTGAGGCGCACGCAGAGGCTCGTAGAGCAGCAGAACAGCACCGGCTGGAGTGTGAGGCGAGGACGTGGTTGCGACTATGCGACTACGACCCGCAGCGAATACGCGCCAAGCTGGCGCAATTAGAAAAAAAGCGCGGCAATGTGGACAAGTTGCGCGACGAGATGAGGAAGCAATGGCCCGTCAATATCCGGAGTTTGAACTCTGCAAGAAAATAATGAACTACTGGCGGGCGCAAAACCCGTCGGTACCCAGCCACCTGTTTCACATACCAAACGAAGGCAAGATGAGCCACCGCGCCGGCGCCAGGTTGAACCATATCGGCAGGCGTAAAGGTGTCGCGGACTACTGCTGTATTATCCCCAGCGGCAGGTATTCGCAACTGTGGATGGAGGTCAAATGCGGCAGCAACAGCCCAGACGAGGCGCAGCTACAGTTCCTACACGATGTGCGGATACAAGGCGCCGCTGCGGTAGTGGTTTGGACTATCGACGAGGCCACGTCTGTGCTCGCCAACTGGATGAACGATACCCCCGATAACCTGGGCTGGATGTTTGAGGCTGACACGCGCAAACTACGCACAGCGGCTTACAGGGCAGGTGCGCAATGCGACAGGACAGTTACGGTATTCGGGTGATGCTCGGGATGGTGGGGCTAACCGTGGTATGGACGGCGACGATTCTTATTGTTATCGCCACCGCCGCAGACTCGTTACTGCCGGGGCCGGCGCAACCGGAGGAGTCCTATCAGCCCCAAGCCCAGCAATGCAGCGCTACCCGGTGACGATACTTCCTGAGGATCGACAACACAGTCACCTACACAAGCCACTTGGTAATTGCCAAAACCGAAACCAGACAGGCCGGATTGACCATCCAGCCCATCAAGACCGCCGACTTTCACGCCCAATTGACCAGAGCCCGCGTCACCGACTGATGTTGCAGCGCCGAGGAAGTTGGCATCAGTGATCTCTGTCGCGGTGTCAAACAACCCGTTAGTATCACCATCGACGCCGGTGAAATACTGAAGCGCGAATTCAAGAGGCAGGTCAATACCAGTCACGCCGCCGCCAGGTGCGTCTAAGCCATAAGTGAATGTGATGCTGCTACCACCGCCAGCGCCCGGTACGTTTGCGGGATCAAACTCTGCGGTCCAGCCAGTAGATAGCCCGGTGATGTCCCAGTTGCGGCTATCTGATTCAAACAGGTTGAAGTAAAACTGCTGCATTTTTGCGTCAGGCTGATCCAACCGCATCGCCGCAGAAAAGTCTACGTCAAAGTCGAAAATAGAGCTGTCACCAACACGCTGCGCACCATCGACGCGAACGTCAATCGCGGTTGCGATGTTCGGGTCACGGATGTCGCCAGAAATGACGGCGCTTACCGTGTTAATTGCGGTGGCGTGTGCCACCAGCGGGGCGGCAAGTGCTGCCGCAGTAATAAAACGCTTCATGTAAATACCCTTGCAAGGTTGAGTTGGTGGGCAACATCCAACGATGCAGCCATCAGCGTGCCCATAGACATAATCGCACCGCTGTGGTAGTTGTGCAATAATACAGCATGCGTTACGAGTGGTCAGTGAATGGCAGGGTTGTGGCAGTCACGGAGGACATCTATACGCCACCTGTTGATACCAGCGATGGCGATACTGTCCGCTGCCGGGTGTACAACGCAGTTTGTAGAGTTCCAAGGCGCGTGCGTGATTCAGCAATGGGGCTTTGCGAGCGTAGTGGTGAGGCGCCGAACACTGTGCGATCTGCCGCCACCGGACTTAGTGACCGAGGGCCATCTGCGGGACCGGGAAGCGATGGATGTGAACCCGTTTCCTGATGCGTTCGATTTCAAGAACGAAGCGGACACCATTGACCCAAACCTACTGGAAAAGAAGTTGGGCGTTCCGCCCTCTGAGGATGATTTGAAAGGTGAGTAGCTGGGCGCAGTATTCAAGCGAAGACCTCCATGGGATCACGCCAGAGCGGGAGATTGGGCGAAAAGAAGCTATCGCCGACATGCAAACCGCATTTACTGGCTCGCCGATCAACTTCAAGACCGAAAAAGCGTACACCGATTGGTTGCTGTCGAACATAGACGTTTTGAAGGCCGTGCTTGGGGTCACTGGCGACGGAACCCCCCGAGTAAATCAACCACTGCACGCAGATACTGGGTATCGGCCTGACATTGTGTTCCGGTGCGAAGACAGGAATATCATCATCGAGATAAAGAATACGCGCAGCAACTGGCCCCACGCCAACAACGTGGGCAGTCAGATCAAGGCTACGGCAGAGCTAGAGTATTACGGACTGCTGTGCAAGAGCGCTGTTTTAGTGCTCGTAGCGCCAACAATTACACACGAAATTATCGACTTTATACGCCATTATGGTAAGAAAATATGGCTGATAGAGGCTAATCCAACCGCTTTTACGGTAATCCCAGCGACCGATGGCTAAGCGTGGACGTAAACCATTCAAGCCGGACCTGCAGCGCGTTGAACGCCTTGCAGCACAAGGGCTGAGCCAGAAACAGATATGTATATCGCTGGGCATATCCGAGGATACGCTGTACAAGTATAAGAAGATTAATGCCGAATTTGCCGAGGCACTGTCCCGTGGGCAGACCCAGGGACTGCAAGATGTGAGCAATGCGCTCTACCAGAATGCGCTTGATGGCAACTTCAACGCGCAGAAGCTCTACCTTGCGGTTCGTGACCCTGAACGCTGGCGCGAGCAGACAGACATCCACCATTCAGGAGGAATGGAGCAGACCATCACCATCGTTGACCCTGGATGCGGAGCAGTAGGGACAGATGCAGACCCCATCGACGATCAGTCTTGATTACCAGCCCCGCAAGTGGCAGAAGACTGCCCACGAAGGCCTGCGTGGAAAGAAATACGGATGCCTGATCACCAGCCGGCAGATCGGTAAGACCACCGCATCGATTGCTATGCTCTGCTCCAGGGCACTGGCAGGCCCACCACACACCGCACACTGCTACCTGGCACCAACGGCCAACCAAGCCCGCCGCATCTGCTGGAGCCAGCTTAAAGAGCGCCTGGCGCCACTGGGCACTAAGGTTAAGTTCCGCGAGTCTGACCTGGTAGTGACGCTGCCGGGTGATCGCAAGATATTCGTTATCGGCGCCGAGCAGGGCGACAACATTCGTGGCGCTAGCTTCCGCAGTATCTTTGCCGATGAATTCGACTCGATCAGCGATGAGTTCTGGCGCTCCGTAATGATCCCAACCACTGCGGCACACGGTGACCAGGCATTCATCCTGTTTATCGGCACCATCGGCGGCGGCATCAGCAAGCTGTGGAACATGTATATACAGCACAAGGCTGACCCTGACTGGTTCTGTATGTGCGTGCCGGCCAGTAAGAGCGGCTGCTTCACGCCAGAGGAGCTCGAAGAAAAGCGCAGGCAGATGTCCGAAGCTGCCTACATGCGCGAAATGGAAGCCGACCCCAACGCACCGGTAGAGAACGCCGTCCTGGGCCGTGAGGTGAAAGCCTGCCAGGATGACAATCGGATCGTTGACCTTCCCTATCGCCAGGGCTATGCCGTGCATACCTGCTGGGATATCGGCATACGGGACTTCACGTCGGTGTGGGGATTCATGATCGTTGGTCGGATGATCGAGGTGCTGTTCTACCGAGAGTACAGCGAGATCGGCATGCTCGAAGTCATGGCCCGCCTGAAGGAAGAGTTCCGGCATTACACCTGGGGCGAGGCCACGCTGCCGCACGATGCCAAGAACCGCGACAAGCTCACCGCTGACAGCATACTGGGTGCATTCTGGGAGCAGTGGCCAGGTACTGCCTACGCGCCGAAGTCAGCGCCCAACCCGATAGCCACGCTGCAATCCACCAGAACCAACTTCCCACGCCTGACGTTCGACGAGGTCAACTGTGACCACGGTATCAAGCGCCTGAAGACTGCGCGCTACGTGGTCAACGCCAAGACTGGCACCGTGACCGATACCATTCTGCATGATGACAACAGCCACTGTGTCGATGCCATTCGCTTAGGTATGTGGCGCCTGGAGTCGCTGTACCCAGTGAGCGAAACCGAAGACTACGTACCCTGGGGTCAGCATGGCGACCAGGGACTCACGCAGCCAAACAGGTACTTTGAATGAGCGCAGAGCAGACATTACTGCAAGAGCTGAACGCGGCGCGTGAGCACGCCGAGCGGGAGGAAGATTGCCACGTGGCGCACATGATGGCCGATGATGCTGTGCAGAAATATTTATCTGCGGCTGTCCCCGAGGCGGAGGCTGTCTACCAAGCCATACAGGATCACTTCAAGGGGTTTTGGTACTCATGACCAACGTCAGCTACTACAAAAATCCAGTGCCCAGCATCAGCGACCCCGGCCTGCCGGGCGCGGGCGCACAAACAACAACGCCAGTGGACCCGTTACAGGCCGCGCTGGCCATATTGGAAGCCAGGGGAGTATCAGGGTCATGACCGTCAAGACAGCCAACAGCAAGCCCGCACAATGCGGCAAGGGCACCAAAGCGCAGGGTACAAAGAAGACACTGCCGCTGCGGTTCAAGAAGACACGCACACGGAGGGGTTAGCATGGGTGTACCAGCGAGCAGACACGGCAAGGTTACGCCGCGCAATAAGGTACCCGGCGCACCACACGGCAGTGGTATTCAGGGTGTAGGCAATGGGCGCACGTTTGTGGGCTCTCGGGGTTCACGGCCGGCAGGTAGTGACACGTCGGAGTTGGCAGCTGCGCCTGCATGGGTAGCGGGGGGCATACCCGACCAGACTAATGCGGACGCTGACCAGCCTGTGGCGATTGTAGTATCGGGCTATATCGAGAAGACGAGCCAGGTGACTACGTTCTCATTGGTAACGCCTCCTGCGGGGTTCTACATGACCACGTCGGGCAAGCTTACGGCGTTTGGTGCGGCTGTTGCTGTGCATAGCATCACGGTCGCAGCGCACAACCCGCACGGCACCACCAACGACACATTCAGCTGGACGATCACCGCCTAATGGCAAAGCCACCGGTTTCACGATACGGGCGCAAGCACGATAAGCGCACCGGCCATGAGCGCCAAGGTCCAGTTATGGGCAGGGGCACGAAGATTACGTCCCTGCCTACGGCGGAGCTATTGGCTCGTGATCGTGAGGCCGAGCGGCTGCATACCAGCGAGCGGGACATCGGCGGTAGTGGCAGTATCATCTACGACCGTGGATCGCTATGGTTCATCACACAGCCCAGAGTACCGCAGCGATTCATCACGCACATCGATGTATCTGCCGTGGTGGGTGTGTCTGAGGGCTTCGACCCGCGCGAGTCGGACAACTACTTCGGCATCTGGCCACAGGCGGCAGAGCCCACAGACGCCGAGGTGAAGGCAGGCACCGGGGCAGTAGCTAACGGCCACGCCAGCGCACTAGGCGTCCCGCACGGCTCGCAGATTGATCACCGCTTCAACGATCCTGATGTCACGGTTGGTGAGGTATACCGCCTGCATTGGCTGGCCGAGCATCTGGGTGAGGGAGCCAGTGTGCGCGGCAATGCGGCCACGTTCGCGATAGACAACAGCGCACCGATGGGCGCACCGTACATTACAGGAACCGAACAAGTTGGTTCGGTTTTGACGTGTAACGTTGAGAACATCAGCGATCCAGACGGCCTGCCCGATGTGGCGACCTACGGCTATCAGTGGTACCGCAACGGCGACCCGATACCCGGCGCCACCAGCAAAACCTACACGCTGACCGACGATGACAAGGGCACGCGGATTAAATGCCACGTGACCTACACCGATCTGCAAGGCACCCTGGAAGGCCCACTGTATACCGATGAGACGGGCACTATTGTGCCGCTCAACTACCCGGCAACCGGCAAGCCCGATATCGAGGGCATACTCCGCGAAGGCGAAACGGTCACGGGTGTACTGGGCTCCGTAGCCGACGCCAACGGGATAGACCACGCCACGCTGGACTATCTTGAATGGCGCCGCGATGGATTCGAGGTCATACCCGGCGAGACCGAAGACACCTACCTGATCACCGCAGACGATGTTGGCAGCACGCTGCAAGTCGGCCTGGCGTTTTTCGACGACGACGGCTTCGCAGAAGGCCCGCTATACAGTGATGAGACTGCGGTAGTCCAACCCTACAACCGGCCGGCTACTGGCGCACCAGCGATCAGTGGCACGGTGCTGGAGGGTGAGACACTGCAGGGTGAGCTCGGCAACGTGGCCGATGAAAACGGACTCCCCGATATATCAACGTGGACCTGGCAGTGGTACCGCGAAGATACCCAGGTGGGCACGTCGGCGCGCACCTATGTGCTCGGGGCTGATGACGTGGGGTCGCGCATCAGGGTGCAGGCGTTCTTTACCGACCTGGCAGGCTTCAACGAGTCCACGGCGCTGAGTGATTACACCATCTACGTGGGCCAGTACAACCGCGCGGCAACGGGCGCCCCCGATATATCCGGTGTGGTGTTCGAGGGCAACACGCTAACGGCGGGCCTGGGCACCATCGCTGACGCCAACGGCGTGCCGGACATCGGGACGTTTACCTGGCAGTGGCGGCGCAGCGGGTCACCGATCGTAGGCGAAACAGGCCAGACCTATGTGATCGGGCCGGCTGACGTGGGTAGCACGTTATCGGTAGGGGCCAAGTTTACCGACCTGGCAGGCTACGAGGAGGGCTGGCTCTACTCTGCCGAGACGATCACGGTGCCCGGCACCAATCAGCCGCCGACAGGCATTCCGGTGATCACGGGTAACGCCGTGGAGAGCGAGGTGCTCACCTGCGACACCAGCGGCATTGCGGACCCTGACGGTATCGACCAGGGTAGCTGGGTCTACCAGTGGGTGCGCGACGGCAACGACGTGCCCGGACAGCAGGCGCAGACCTACACGCTCGGCGCTAATGACGTGGGCTACGCGATCGTCGTCTACGTGCACTTTGACGACCTGGGCGGCACCTACGAGGGGCCGCTGATCAGTGATCCGACGGATATCGTTATCCGCACCAACCGGGTCGCCACTGGCAAGCCAGCCATTACCGGCACTGCCGAAATCGAGCAGGTACTGACGTGTACTGAGGGCAACGTGGCCGACGCTAACGGCCTACCTGATATCGCTGAGTGGACATTTCAGTGGAACCGGGATGGTGCGCCCATCGCTGGCGCTACGTCTGTGACGTACACCGTGGACCTGGCCGACCAGGGTGCAGCGATCACGGTATCGGTATCCTTCACCGATAACGATGGCTACTCCGAGGGGCCGCTGACCAGCGACCCGACAGCAGCTGTGCCGATTGCCGCCTACTTCAAGGACTTCAGCCTATCCGACAACACAGGTTGGACGCACACGCGCGGCTCTGAAGCCACCATGCACGATTACCTGGGCAACATTGTCACGGTAAACGGCACAGACGCGCACGATGAGGCGTTTGTCGGCAGCGAGTACACCGACCCAGACACTTACGTCGATCATAATGTGGGTTATGGTATTCAGCTTGAGGATGAGACCACTAACTTGCGCTTTTCTTCTAATGACCCATCTGATACCTCAACTGGATTAGCGACTGGTGAAGCGTGGACACATAATGCGGTAGAGACAGTCACACAGAAAGCAGGGGACACTTCACCGCACGGCTATGACGGTTGGTTAATTACGCCTAATACGTCATCGACATGGCATGGACTGCGACCGCTCCATAACATATTAACAAGCGGCGTGAGGTGGACGCACACTAGCTGGTGGAAACCGAATGGATGCGACTGGATACAGGTGACAGGCTCAAGTGGCTATGCGATTGAATACTGCAATATCAATATTCGCACTGGCGAGCTAGGCAACAATGATATTTCGGATTTCGAGGTAAAAACAGAGCCAAGCACGAATGGCTATATGAAAGTGATGGTCTCGGCTACGTCTACCGGAACTGGCGTTAATAGACAAATTATTCATGCAGTATACGGCGTTGATATAGGCGGGCGCACTCAAGCCTGGGCAGGGGATGGCGTTTCGGGCGCATTGCTCGCTGGAATGCAGATCGAGGAAGGTTATTCAACATCTTATATCCCAACAATTACAGGAGTGTTGGCATCAGTCACCCGAGCCGCCACCAGTCTATCCGCACCGTTCTCTGACCTGCCACCGCTGCCCGCTGGGGGTGTGGTGAATGACTTCTGCGGGCAAGTAATATTCCATATGCGGAGTGACTTTGCCGATCTTCCTCAGTGGGCTGAATTCTTTACGTGCTTTGCCAGTCCGTCGAACAGTTCGTATGTGCGAGCATACCGGGCAGATGCTACCAACGTTCGGTTGCGATGGGTCACTAATTCGGTGACGTTTGATGCAAATGTTGACGCATCCAGTTGGGTCGCTGGGAAAGTTGTTGATATCAGGTGGATAAAGCGCAGTGTCGGTTCAAGCTATTTCTGGATTGACGGCGAAAAAGCACTAGGCAGAGAAACAACGGATGACTATACCGACCCGGTAAACACGATCCACATTGGCCACGCATGGAACGGTGACTTTCACAACAACATAGAGCACCAATACACCCGCATTATTCCCGCAGCGCTGACCGACGAGGAGATAGAAGCCTGGCCGACGTGGACAGAGCCGTTGCCGATCATTACGCAACAGCCTACGCCGATTGATTTCGGTGGTGCGCCTCCGCCGTCTGTGTCATCGAGTCTTGCGCTACTGTTTAGCGATCTCGTCGATGGGCTTAAATCTGGCTGGCATGACGATAGCTCGAAAGGCGCGGCGGTAACAGTGTGGGGTAGCGGGTTTGATGCGACGACACTAAGCAACAATAAAATAATATTTACGCTTAGCGGCACCGCCTATGAGCTGCCGGCTGGGCATGTTGTAGAGGTTGTGCAAGACCCCCATGTGTTTTTTCTGCAACGCCTGACATTTCATCTGTGGGATCAACTGCCAGACGGCGATCACACGTTTGTGGTCAAAGTCGGGGAGGTTGAAACGGAGCAGCTCCCCTTTCATGTTCGGTCAACGGGCAGGCATTTCTACTTTGACGCTAACGCGGCATCAAATGGTACTGGCACCTGGGCCGATCCATTCAGGCGCCCAACGGATCATTTTACTAGCGGTTCGGCAAGCGACGGCAGCACGGCGGCGGGCGATCATTACTGGCTCAAAGCGGGCACGTATACAGAGACTAATGGCGTTATTTATTTATATGGCTCGCGATGCGTGAGCGCGTCAGAAAATAACCGCATTAGTTTTAGCGCAGTGCCTACGCACGATGTTCTGCTGGAGAACTGGCTCACCCACGGGGGAAGTAATATCGCCATCTGGGGGTTTGGGGGAAGTTCAGAGCCTGATGGGACGAAGTCATGGTTCGTGCTCAGCAAGTTTCGAATAGATGGCGGCAAAGGTAGTATCAACCTTTCCGACTCCAACGAGGTGCGGGTTGTCGGTTGCGAGTGCAATGGATTAAAGGGTGATTCCACGACTACAGGAGATATTGCTTGGGGTGGCTCGAGCGGAATAGCGTGCAATAACATAAAGATACTTGGTTGCGAGTTCAGGGGTGGCACAACTCAACAAGCAACTGACCACGCGGTCTACCCTGGCAGTGGCGGCGCATTTTACGGGACGCAGGATATTGCCTACTGTTATATACACGATAATGATTATGCTGACGGTCAGCTTATTGGGTACCATTTTAATCAGAGTGGTCAGCAGCGAATACCAGACGGCGAGCGGTATATGGGTTCTCGGTGCCATCATAATTTGGTGGATACTCGAATACCTGGCACTCCAGCACACGGGCAGTTATCCACTGTGGGTATCAGGGTTTCAATTATTGATGCACGGGATGCTGGGCGATTGCCAACGGATGGAAAGAAAGAGGGCGAGCCGGTATACGTTTACAATAACGTTATTATTTGTGACAGCGCCGAGGCAACCGATAATGCCTCTTATGGCATCATAGTTACGTCAAATACGGCAGATAGTTATGTTTGCAACAACACGATAATAAACGGCACGCATAAAGGCGCTGTCGGTTTCGAAGGCGACTCACCGTCAAACGGGATTACGTTTCGCGCAAACTACTCTGGCAATGTGATGACATCAGACACCGATAATGGGAATCCGTATTTCCGCTACAGCGGCGGGACGGCGGTGAATGTCACGATAACCGCAGCAGACAACGTTTATTTTAACGGGAATTCTGGAAATCTGATCCCGAATGAATCGAACGCCATACAGTCTGACCCGCAGATGACCTACGACCTGGCGAACCTTGCGACGACATCAATAACCGTTGCAAATGGAAGTCCTGTCACCAACGCACTGCAAATAGAACACACTCCAAACAGGGCTAGGGATTATAACCACCGCATTGTTAGTGGTCCGCCATACGATGCCGGAGCTATCAAGCCAGAGGACCCAGCGTGATATACGATTTCTCAGATATTCCTGGGCTTTACGCCTATTTTTCGGCGACCGAGGGCGTTAGCGATACAACGGGCAGTGTTGTGAACAGTACCACCAGTGTGTCTGGCTCAGCACACCCGTTAGTATTAACAAGCACCGGCACAAACACCGTGAGCATATTAGCTGATCAGGTTGGTGCAATGCCGGGGTTTTATTCGACTGATGGTATGTCAAAAAACGCCATTTTGAAGCACACGTTCGGCGAATTTCAGTCAACGCCAAACGGTTACACAATGGCAGTGCTTTATCTAGTCGTTCAGCACACGAGCTTTACTCATTTGTGCAGCATGACGAATGACACCGGATCTTATGGATTGCGCTGTAGCTCTGGGGGCACAAACTGGACGATTACCTGTTACAAAACCAGCACCAGCCCAGAGGCAATCCCCGTACCCACAGCTACGGTATCGACGCATATCATCTCTGCCGGCGCTACATCTGGGAATGGCAAGTGGTATCGAGATGGCGTGTTGGACGCGAATGCTCCATTGGCGTCAGGGAGCAATCCAGGCTTTGCAGAGATAGGTTTGATTAGTCGAGCGCACAGCCCAAGCACTACCAGCATGGATGCCGCCATAGCGATATGCGCAATCTATGATCGGCAGATTGACGATACTGAAGCTGCTGACTTGCATGATCTGATGGCCTATTGGGCGGCAAACAATGAGGCGCCATCCGCAGGGCCAGGTCCATCAGCAACGTTTGGACCCGTTGCAACCAATGATGACCCATCAGTAACGGCTTGGCAGTGGGAAGAGTCATCGGACGGTGTAGCCTGGGCTAACGTGGGCACGATCTTAACGGACGTTACAGGCGCGACAACCACGAGCCTGACGGTCAATAGCGCACCTATCGGGGCAGACCAGACGCAAGTGCGCTGCAAGGCGACCAGCGAGAAAGAGCCAGCAGGCGTATTCAGCCACGCAGCCACATTGACGGTGCAATAATGGCTACAACCAGCATTGACTACAAACATCCTTATGCCTCACTGCAGTGGCTACACCTACCAACTGGCGGTAGTTGGCAGGACGCCTCACTGCTGTCAGGTTACGTTGGCGGCCAAGGCACAAAAACGCTTGAGATAAGCAGCGCCACATCAGAGGAAACGGGCTTCCTGAAATGCGTGCTAACTAATCCAGCCGGTGGCACTGTCGAGAGCGATCCAGTCACGCTTACAGGTGAAGCACAAGCGCCTAGCATCACTGTTGGGATCATCAACAAGACGCCCTATGAGGGCGAGAGCGCCGTATATGGTCCAATCACAGTAACAGGCTCACCAGCGCCTACGCTGACTTGGGAGGCTGAGACGGCCGACGGGAATAACAACTGGGCAGACGCAGATACAGTATTTGGCGCTGATGGCAGCGGGCAAGCCACAGACACTTATACCATAGCGAATACCCAGCCCGCGGATAATCGTGATGTCCGCGTGCGGGCCACGAACACAGCAGGCGAAGACATCAGCCAGGCGGCGCTAACGGTGACACCTACGCTAGCGTTTGTGGGTGCAGAGCCAACGGATAAGACGATATCGGCTACAGGAGCGTCGGAATATCTGCACGATTTCACCACCAAGCAGATAGGCGCCTGGACCCACACGCGCACCAGCGTCGCAACGGCGCCCGATGAGTCGGGTGTTATCCAGACCTATGCGAGCGGTGAGCCTGCCTGGTATCGGGACCAGGGTTTGCAGTTGGAGGATTCGAGCACCAATAAGGTTGACAGTAGTTCGCTTACTGGTGGGAGTTGGATCAATAGCGGCGCAACTATCTCTACTCACGGGACGATATTGGACCCTGCTGGAGACCCAGCGCAGGACGTTGCAGACAATGGGGTAAATAGTGGCGTAGTGTATTCGAGCGTGTATTCTGACGCGAGCGACACGGCGAGCATCTACGCAAGGACAGTTTCAGGAAGTGGAACCGCGCATCTGCTTGCTGGACGAAACAACGCATCACCTAACCTCGAGACATTAACCGATGCGTGGCAGCGGTTCGATTATACGATGCCTGATGAATGGCTACATGCTATCGACTATCGCTCCGGTTCGGGTGGTACCCCGTCGTTAGGTGAGGCACTGCTAGCATTTCCCCAGACTGAAGCGAAAACCTTTGCCACGAGCTACATCCCAACATCAGGTTCAACAGTTACCCGCTCCGCCACTTTCTGCTCTGCGACCTTTGCCGAGCTGGGCGCACCGTTGCCAGCGGGCGGGCTGACGAATGATTTTTGTTTTCAGCTTGTTGTATCTTTCTCGGAGGATTGGGAAGACATACCGATTAGTGGTGACAGGCTATTAAGTATTGCTGGATCAGAAAGTAGTCGGTGCGCCCTAACAAAGTCCTTTGCTGATCGGTGGACGTGGGAGACTTATGACGTATCGAGGGGTGCGCAGAGTTGCTTTTTCCTACAAAGCGAGTGGGTTGATACCGTTCCTAAAGCGGGTGAGGCATGGGATTTCAGGGTAAGAAACTCATCTACGAGCGGGTGTACGGTGTGGATGCTGGGGGCTAAGAGGGGCAATGTGAACGACACGCAAGGATTGCCCACAGATGGCGTTGATACGGTTGACTTGGGTTCGCATATAGGTGGCATTAACATATTTTCAAGTGTCAGAGTCCACAAGTTCCGCATAGTCCCCGAAGCACTCAGCGACGAAGACATTGAGGCATGGACTTAATACTCGCGATACTACTGTTTTGGGATGCGCCGACCACGCGCGAGGATGGTATGCCCTTATACAGCAATGAGCTGTCGCATTATGAAATGTACTACAACGGCGCATACTACGATCAGACAACCGACACACAGATGGACGTGACGGGCTACGGTGATTTTAAAGTCCGGGCCGTGGATACCGAAGGCCAGGTTAGCGATTTCAGCAACACCGTTAGCGTGACGCGGGAGAAAGGCAAGCCAGGCGCGCCTGGGCAATTGAGGAAAAACCAGTGAGCATCAAATTAACGACAATCGCGAAAATCTATTTGGTGCTGGGTTCTGGGATGTTTATTGCGGGTTTTGTGTGGGGGCTGATGCAGTGAGCTGGCATGAAGGACTGGGGATGGGCATAACAATTCTTATGTTTGCGGTGATTATCTTATGAGTATTCCTGGCTACAATTTTTGGTGCACGATGTCAGAGGCGTACAAGGCCGAGCTCTGGCCTTACGTGAAATGGCACGGCGGACAGCAGTTCGACGAGAACGGCGATCCGATACCTGAGCCGGTGCCTACTGCATTTCCCACGATAGCGACGATCAGCCAGGGCACGGTGGACCTGTTCAACGAGATTCACGATGCCGACGCGGTGGAGCGCCTGTTCAAGTCCTGGGATGCCGCCGGGCGCACGTATAAGAACTGGTCTTGCTACGCGAACAAGCCGACAGGCGTCCCGCAGATACGCGCCGACCTTGATGCGCTGATCGCTGCAGACCCTAACGACTTCAGTATATCGGGTGCGTGGTCGTGCGCTGACGGGCAGGAAGTCGGGCAGCCGGTGTGGTATCCAATACCCCCGCAGATCGTTAATTTTATGCCGGACATTATGACCGACCCGGGCGATCCCGAAGCAGACCCAGTAGTGCCGCCGACGTATGTTCCGGCAACGCAGCCAACCGACGTGAACCTGTTAGCAGGCCAAGCGCCGCGATCATTCGGCAGTTTTACAGGATAAGAGGCAATAACCATGGCCGGCGAATTAAAGAACCTGACGACGGTACTTGACCAACAGATAGTCGAAGCCGATACCCGAAACTCCGAAGTAGGGAGCCAGCGGGAAAGGAACCACGTCTATTATGCAATGGGCGCAATCGGTAACGAGCAGCCAGGTCGCAGTCGGTACGTTGACCCGGCGGTCATGGACACGGTTGAGTCAAAGAAGGCATTTTTCCGCGAGACGTTTTTCAGCGGCCGCAAAACCGTTAAGTTTGTGCCGACCGAGAATGAGTCACAGCAGCAGGCTGACGCCAAAACCGCCTACGTAGAGCGACAGCTCCAGGAAAACAGCTGGTTTCAACTGATGCGCGATTGCCTGCATGACGCATTCGTAGCCAAGCGCTGTGTGTTGCATATCGAGTGGGAGGAGGATGAGGACGCGACCATCCTGCAGGCGGTACAGTCGGCGCCAGAGCACCTGCAGTGGCAGATGTCGCAGATACCGGACCTGATCGACGCGGATATGTCGGCGGTGCAACAGAACCCTGACGGGACGCTGACGGGCAATGTGCGCCTGATCTCGGACAGCAGTCGGGTGAAAATGCGCCTGATCGCGCCGGAGCGATACTACCGAGACCCGTATGCCGACTACCCGGAGAATTGCGCCTACATCAGCTTTAACGATGAGGTCACGCGCGCGGAGTTACTACGCCAGGGGATTGACCCCGAGCAGGTAGACACGCTGGCGAACGAATACCGGCACCGGAACGACGAGGAAGACAACGCGCGTAAAGCGCACGATGGCTCATGGACCCGGCAGCGCAAGTATTCTCGAGTGGAAGAGCTGGAGCTCATTACCACGTACTGGACCTACACCTGGCTGGACCTGTCCGAGTATCTGGACGGGGCGCCGGAAGAGCCGCGCCTGTACAAGATACGCTGGGCCAAGGGTGAGGTGCTGCAGTATGCGACCGCCGACGGTGAGACCCGCTACGCGATTGACGAAGTATCCGAGATGCCATTCTTTGAGTGGACCCAGTACAAGATATCGCACGCCAGCAACGGTATGTGCGATGCCGACGTCCTGGCGCCGCTGCAGAAGCAGTTATCCACGTTCAAGCGCCTGATCATCGACAATCAGCAGATGGCGAACACGTCGCGCTGGCTCGTGCAGACGGGTGGCGTAAAGAACCTGCGCTCACTGCTCGACACCACCATCGGCGGCGTGATCGAAACCCGCAGCCCCGATGCTGTGCAGCCGCTGCCCCCGCCCCCGCTGAGCAACGCAGCGCTCCCGGCTATCGAGCTATTGGAGACCGACAAAGAAGCCCGCAGCGGCAATACCAGGCTGAGCAAGGGCATGAACAAGGACGCGATGAGCGAGCAGAATGCCGCATCGATGATCGAGAAACTCACCACCAGCGCCAACAAGCGCATTGCGGGTGAGGCCAGGGACTTTGCCGAATCCTTCCTGGTGCCGATCATGCGTCACATTTACCGCCTGGGTGTGCGCCATGATCACCGCGCGTACCAGCTGGAGGTAGGCGGCAAGCAGATGCAGGCGGCGCCACAGCAGTGGTCGGAGCCGGCTCCGTTTGCTGAGGTTGTGGTAGCACTGACGCCGGATGAGTCTGCCAAACAGGCGATGGCGTTAATGCAGATGCACGGGCTGCTGTCGCAAGACCCGGCACTGGCCATGATGTACGGCATGGCCCAGAAGCACGCGATGGCCGACGAGCTGTTCGACTTGATGGGCGTGAAGGATGCGTCCCGCTTCCTGATGTCGCCAGATTCGCCGGAGTTCCAGCAGCAGATGCAGCAACAGCAGCAGGAAATGCAGATGCAGCAACAGATGCAGATGCAGCAGATGCAGATGCAGGCACAGCTGATGCAATCGGCCGATCAGCGCGAATGGCAGCGGGTACAGCACGCGGATACTGAGACCAAGCTAAAAGTGATGGACACGGCCAGCGACAATGACCGCGAGGACGAAAAGCTGGAGCACACCAAAGTGGTGGACTTCGCGAAACTGGGCATAGAGAGAGGAAAGCTCAATGCGTCGGGTACTACCTGATTTAGAAGCGATTAAGCGTAATCACGCCGTTTACGGCAAGGCCAAGAGGGATAGAGATAATGACCCGCAATTCAAACGGCAACGGCAGAGAGAGATCAGCGCCAGCCACGTCCAGCGACGAGCAGATGAGCTTGCAGCAACTGCTGACTCTGGGGCAGGAGTCAGCGCGAGCGCTCCAGAACCAGAGTGTGGAAATAGCGCTCCAACACGCCGTAAGAGTCCTGCAAGACGAGTGGGCGGAAACAAAGCCCGAGGAAGTAAAAAAGCGGGAGGGGCTGTTTCTTGAGCTCCAGGGTCTAAAGCGATTTTATAGCAGCATGACAGGTTTTGTTGCGCAGGCGCAGGGCATTGCCGATCAGCAGCGCCAGCGCGAATTGCAGCAAGAGCAAGAATACGCACAAATTTGAGCCATTGACAGCGAGAGAGTATTATGGCAACAGAAGATAAGGCCAACCCCGTGACCGGGGAGCCATCTATGTCGTTTCGAGAGGCAAAACAGCGCGAGCTGATATCGGAGCTGAACGCCAGCCAACCCGAGCCCGAAAACGACACATCACCCGCCGGTGAAATCGGTAACGATGAAGCACCGGAGCGCGAACCCGAGGAGGTTGCGGCGGAGGACTCTGTGGATGACGCAGAGCAACCCGAAACCGAAGCTGACGAGGATGCGTCTGACGACGTCGGGGAAACCGACGATGACGAGAACACCGAATGGACTGCACGCGAGCAAGAGCTTGAACAGAGAGCGGAGCAAGCTGAAGAAGCGCGTAAGTCGATGGAACGTGACTATCGTCGAAAGACACACAAGCTCGCAGAAAGCGTGCGCGCAGTAGACGAAAAGGTCAAAGAGGTAGAATCGACCGCCGAATACTACGCGACCCAGGCGAAACTGCAGGTTGATCAGTTCCAGAGTGTTAACTGGCAACAATTGCAGACCGATCCGCAGCAGTACCAGCAGGCGCAGCAGGCGTTTATGCAGGCGCAGCAGCAGTATCGGCAACGCATGGGTGAGTTGAAGCAGATTCAGGAGCGTAGCAAGGCTATGCAGTCTGAGATGAGCAACTCAATCGCCGAGCACAGCAGAGGTGTCCTGGCCCACCAGATACCTGATTGGGGTGGCGAGGTTTACCAGAAGCTGCGCGAGTTTGCGGAACGTGAATACGACTACACTGGCGAGCAGTTCGATGAAATTGTGGACTGGCGCCCCATGAAGATGCTGTACGACGCCTACAAGGCCGACGGTATTAAGCAGGGCGCAGCCAAGACAGTCAAAAAGGTAGGGCGGAAGCAGGGCCGGAAAGCACCCGGCAGGACTGCAGACGGACAACCGCGCAATGCAGCGGGCCAGTTCCAGAAAGCGCGGGAAACCGCATTTTCCAACCCTGGCGACCGTAGCGCATTCCGTGAGTTCCAGAACCAGCGCCTGCAGCGTGAAAAAGGTCGCGGCCGCCGGTGATGAATAGATAGGAGGCTAAAATGCCTGGTTTTCATACTTACGAACAACTCCGTCAGGCGGAAGATGTTCAAGACATGATATACATCGTTTCACCGGTTGATAATCCGGTGGCGAGTATGTCGAAAACAATTCGTGCGACTGGAAAGCTGCACGAATGGACGGAAGATAAGCTGTTAGCAGCTGACAGCAACAAGGCGATTGAAGGCGCCGCTGCACCCGCTGATGTTTCGGCACCCGTCACTGAGATGAGCAACTACTGCCAGATCATGACGAAGCGGGCCGAGATCACTGGGACACTGGAAGACGTTACTTTAGGCGTCCTCGCGGCGTAATCCGCGTGACAAACCCCGTGAACTGCTGGAACCCTGTCAAATGGCGATCAGCAGCCAAGCTATCGAGGAATCGATGGAAGGTTCAGAGACTAGATTGTACAGCCCCAATGTTACACATTATTCACGTCTTCAAGGCGGGAAATGTGGGATAATGGGCTATGTGAATCCACGAGTGCGGGGCAACCAAATGAAAACTTGTAAGGTGTGCAAAGAGGAGAAACCGCTTACCGCTTATTACAAGAACAAGCAGTTAGCCGATGGCGTGGAAAATCAGTGCAAAGATTGCCGCAAGGCAAAAATGCGCGACAACCACAAAAACCCAGAAGTCAGGGCGGCAAAGACTGCTTATAGGCGCAAGCGACTGGAAGACCCAGAGTATGCAGCGAGCGAGGCGGCGCGCATTGAGGCGTGGCGTCAGAAGCGAATGCAGGATGCTGACTTCCGCCAGAAGTGCGTTGATCGCGCTAGACGGTGGCAGAAGGCGAATCCTGGCAAAGCGCTAGCGATACAGCGTAAAGTGAACATTCAGCGAGAGATACGCCAGAAAGAAGCCACAGTGGAGTGGGCTGACACTGGATACATCCACGACGTTTACGCCAACGCTCGCGAGTTCAACGATATAGCCAATGATATGGGGCTGACTGGCTCAACTTGGAAAATGGAAGTTGACCACATTGTTCCGCTTCAAGGCGATATCGTTTCTGGGCTTCACAACGAGCACAACTTGCAGGTACTGAACGCGAAAGCTAATCGGCAGAAAAGCAATGCGTTCGATGGTTGAAGATATAGTCCGATACTCCGTGGAAACGCGGAGAGTGCGGGATAAAGAGCCCACACATAACATTTTGCGAAAAGTACGGTAGAACCAGTGAAATGTCATACCAGCTTGAGCTGCGTTACAGCGAACTGGCGAATGACGAAGAACTGGCGATCATGGGCAAGCCAGGCGGAACCCGGCAGACGGGTGACGCGGGATCGAGCTCAACCGCGCGAGAGATGGCGTCGTTGATCTCCCAGCTGGCTGCTGGAGTGCAGGAGGATGGCGCGCTGTACACGCTGATCTCCGATCTCGAGGCGGGCGTACTGGCGGCACACCTGGCTACGTATGAGTTGGGCGGTAACCCGAGCTATCTGGTGACCAACCCGGCAAATGCGAGCTACATTGCCAACTTTGCCTACTCGGCAGGACGGCAGCGTGATCTGCGGAATGAAAAGCAACTCGTGAACGTTATCGAGCTGCTGGTCGATTTGGCCGCTTAATGGAGCAATCCATTATGTTATTACACCGTGAATTCGGGGAAGCCGTACAGGTAATCCCGAGCGAAGCCACCAGGGGACTGGTGGAACGTGTAGAGACTAGGGCATGGAGTCTAGAACAGACGGTAAAGCCCCAAGAGCGCGGTGCACCCCAAGCGGGTGAAGAGATAGTCCGACACTCCAGCGAAAGCCGGAGAGCGCAGGATAAAGAGCCTGCCGATAACAGTTGCAACCCGTACGGCGAACTGGACGTAATTCTGGATCGCAACGCTGACGACAGCATGACGCTGTTGGACTTCAACTACCTGGCCACGCCGGTATTGCGTCCGACAACTGACTGGCCTTTGGCGAAGACTGGCGACAGCGAGAACCGCCAGATTCTGCGCGAGAGCACGTTTGCGGTGTTGAATTCTGAGGCACACGCAGCGGTAATCAACATACCGACTAATTTGACGGTAAGCTGATGGAACGGGGGTCAGCAATGGCCCCCGATCTACTATGGCAGATAGACGTTTAATCAAGAATTACGGCGACCTGAAGCGCTGGCACTCCAGCGAGGATGGGAAGGATTACAGGGGTGTATCGCAGGACCTTGACCCGGTGTTCAAGCACGTTCGGTTCATGGACGATAAGATGAACCGGGCAAGCCGGGCAGATAACCCGAATCAGTGGAAGTCGATTGGCAGTATCCCAATGTCGATACTGATCGACTGGCTACAGAAGAACCATTACACAATGGATCAATGGGCCACGAACGAAGACGGCGCCAAAACGAAGTTTCTGAAATTCATTAAAAAGCGCGAGTTTCACAAGCTGTTCGCGCATGATGTGAAGTTGGGCGTATGAATTATGGCGAGCTGAAGGCGGCGGTGCAGAGCTATCTGTATGACCGCAGCGACCTGGTAAACGTAATACCGACGTTTATCACCCTGGCGGAGCGGCGCATCTTTCGGCAGCTTCGAGTACCGGCTAACGAGGCCATTGTCCACTGGTCTGCGCACGAGGAGGGCTCGGTGGACCTACCCACTGACTACCTGGAAGCTAAGCTATTCACTTGCAATCAGGTGCCGCTGCAGCGCATCAGTGACCTGAATCACCTGAACTCACAGGACAAGCGCAGCGCAAGCGGTGAGCCAAAGGAGTTCAGTCGGATCGGCGCGCAACTGCACCTATACCCGTCGCCGGATAGCACGGTAGACCTGGCGCTGGTGTACTGGGCGGACCTGTCGGGCCAGTTGGTGCAGGATACCGACACCCATGAAGTGTTACGCATCGGCGCTGACCTGTATCTGCACGGGGCGCTGATGGAAGCATCAGCCTATCTCGGGCAGGACAGTCGCATACCCGTCTGGCAGGCTCGCTATGGAGAGGAGCTGGCGCAGATACAGCAACAGGCGGCGGAAGCCGAGTATGCGGGCAGTGTCACAGCTGTGCGCGACGTTTACCCAGACGCGAAGGGGTATTGAGATGCCTACTGAGATAAGTGATTACATTTCGGGGCTGGACCAGTCGCGGCCGCAGGGTAGCGAATCGCTGGGTGAAGCGGACGATCATCTGCGATTAACCAAGAAGTGCATCACGCAGACGTTTCTCGGCGATGGTGACTCAGATCTCTGGGATACGGCTCTGAACATCGGCCCTCGGTACCTGAATGACCTACTGAACACCTACACGCCTGATAACTGGGTGACGCTGGACACCGAGCAGACCATCGACGGCGCAAAGACGTTTACGGCGCTGGTGCAGGCGGACATGGGTATCGCCAATGCTGACGGCAACAACCTGATATCGGAGGCTGCCGATGTCACGGCCATCAGCAACTATGCCGATACCACAGTGGTGCTGTGTGCCGATCAGGACGGGCTATCGCAAGCATGGGACACTGGCAACGTTACGGCAACGGTGCTCAACACAGCCAACGTCATGGGGCACATGCTGGATATGCTTTACCCGGTGGGCGCGGTGTACCACTCAACAACGCCAACAGACCCCGGTACACATCTGGGCGGTACCTGGGCGCGGGTAGGCGAGGGCCGCTTTATCGCATCGGTGGGCAACCACACAGACGCCAACGGCGATGTAGTCAACTTTGCGGCGGGCGATATTGTCGAAGGCACCTATAACCACACGCTGACTGAGGCGCAGATGCCAAGCCACCGCCACGATCTTACTGTGAACAATTCCAGCTCTGGCGGTACGCACCAGATAACACGCAGCGGTGGCGGCACCACATGGAACGATCCCACTGAATTTACTGGAGGGGATGCCGAGCACAACAACACTCCGCCAGGATACGCGCTCTACGTATGGGAAAGGACGGCATGACATGGACCCCATGGTCAACGTACCAATCGACGGGATCGGCCTGAGCGGGCTAGTTAGTGATATACCCAGCCCGAAGCGCAACGCCAGCCAGCTGAGTGTTGCTGACAACATAAGAATCCAGGACGGTGAGCTATCCACCATTCCCGCGACGACCGTCGCCTATGATTTCACCACCCGCACACCCGTTTACGCACACCCGTTTTACCTGTCCGACGACTCTGGTGGTCACGTTATCTGCTTCAGTGACGGCACCATCGTGTATATCGACAGCACGGGTGCGGAGACTGACATCACGCCATCAGTGGCGCCTACGCAGACGGATTACTTCTACGCCTGCCAGATCAACGATCTGTTTTTCATCACCAACGGCACCGATACACCTTGGCAGATTACCCAGCAGGACGTGCTAACAGCGCAGACACTGGCGCCAATGATCAACTGGGATGCTACCTACCGGTGCCGCATTCTGGAGCCGTACAAGGGCTACATGGTGGCGGGTGACATCACCATTAACGGCGACCCGTACCGGAGCCTGGTGAAATGGTCGCACCCGGTATCACCCGGCGATGATCGTCTGTTCTGGGATCACACCGACCCGACACTGCTGGCAGGTGAAAACCAGCTGGCGGTGGCGGGCAGGAATATCACCGGCCTGAAGTCACTGCGCGACAATATGCTGATTTTCTTTGATCAGTCGATGTGGCGCATGTCGAACGTCGGCGGTGAGTACGTAATGGCGTTTCAAAAGGTGTTCACCGATGACGGCGCTGTAGGGCCGTTTGCGATGGCTGACTACGACGGCACCATGCTGGTGGTGGGCTTCCACGACATCTACGCCACTGACGGCAATACCAAGCGCAGTCTGTCGGATCGCAAGATAACCCGCGCGTTTTACCGCAATGCCGTGATCGACGATCAACTGAAGATGGCCTACTACGCCGAGCGGAGGGAAATGTTCATCCTGCACCGGACCAGCAGCACCTATGCCGAGGCCGATGCGGCGCTGATCTATAACGTGGACTATTCCGCGTTCACGATCATGCGCATCCCAGGGCCGAATGGCACCGGCGGGGCAACGCATTTCTATATGGGCCCGAAATTCGGCCAAACAGATACCACCTACGACGACGCCGAAACCAACGGCTGGACCTATGACAGTGAAGCGGAGCGGACCTACAACGAACTGCGAACTACCGACGACGATATTGTCTTTTACCTGCTGTCTGGCGAGTCGAACAACCTACAGGAGATGGACGGTCAGCTTACAACGGCGCACGAGCCGGCGCTGGTATATGCCGAGATGGACCGTATCGACATGCAAGAGCTGTTCAAAAGCACCGGCGACAAAGTTAAGTACATCTCGCGAATATTCCCCAGGGCATCAGGGGGCGGTGAGCTTCAGCTATCAGTGGGCGTATCGATGCTACCAACTGGTGGCGTAGAGTGGAAAGGCTGGTCCACGCACGCTCTAGCAACGGGTTGGGCAGTAGGCGCCAGGGCAGCGGGGCGGTATCTCGGATTGCGTCTTAGGATGCCGGCGGGTATCACGCAGATGTGGACGCTGCAGGGTATGGACCTGGAGCTGATGGTTCCAGACGCGGGGCGCAGATGACCGACGCCAATCGCGATATACGTCAGCCGCTAGACGACACCCCTGTAGAGGGGATCGACAGCAGGCTAGACCAGTTACTGAACGAGCGGTTCAGGTCGCTGGCGCTTGCCATTATCCACCTGCAACAGCGCACGCTGATCGAGCCGCGTTCCGTACCGCCACAGCGCGCCTATGACGGCCAGGTAGAGTTCGCAGACGGTGTGAACTGGTCACCTGACGGCAGCGGCCTACCCGGCATGTATTACTACTGGCAGGGTAACTGGTACGCGCTGGCGGATAACTTCCCTGGCAAAAAGCATATGCAGTGGTATGGCATCTGGTCGGCTGGCTTCTTCCCGCAAAACGCGGTGGTCTGGGATGACGGCTGGCTGATGATCTGCAACAACCCCAACGGCACCACAGACCGCGCGGCGCCGGTTCCGATTGGCCCGCTGCAGGTTGACCTGCCCGACGTACCGGCCTGGGCAGAGCAGCAGTTTCTGGGCGTCTGCTGGACCGGGCACGTTTACACGCTGACCGTGGGTGGCTGGGTGCAGGCCATACAGGTGTGGGCGCCTGAGCTCTTAGAGTCCACGAACTACCGCATCATCCTGGCCGATGTCACCGATCCTAACGAGATCGACGTGGTCACCATCGAAGAGCCCGTCCTGAACGAGGACGCCTGGACGAGCATTAGCATCGGCAACGTACCCTACCCGCCTGGCGCAAAGATCATGGTGATACTGGACGCGTTGAACAGTGGCGGTAATACGTTTGTGACCGGTGGCTGGACCCGCAGCGCCGACGAGAACACGGCAGAGCCTGCGGCGGGGTTCTGGAACAGGCGAATCCAGAATGACCAAGTTAGGATAAATTTCACCGACCTGGATAGCGTTGATCGCCAGACTGAGTTGGAAACCATTATTGCGGGTTCGGATATCTCGTTCACCAGCACCGTGAACAGCGCCTATAGCGTTACATACCACGTTGACTCAGTCACCACGCTGGCGGGCTCTGTGCAGTACAACGTGACCGAATCGGGCACCGGGCCGTTCGGCTCGCCACCCGTCACCCATATCTGCACGATGCAGGCGACGATACCCACGCCACAGACCACCAAGTACGTGGACATGGTCGGCTACTGGCCTGCGAATCAGCCCGCGTTTGCTGCGGTCGAAGGGGTGAAGCGCCTGGGTGGTGTGGACCAGCCCGCAACTAATGACGCATTCGGCTGCCGAATAGGCTTTCAAGAGGCGGACGTTTCAGAGGACTGGGATTTGATGGCCTATACCGACCTGGCCAGCGCCGGCGCAGTGAGCCAGGACGACTTGGACCAAATCATCGACATATTAGGCGGCGTGTAATGCAGTATTACCAAGACCCCATGATGTTCAACCCGTATGCCGACATGATGGGCGGCGGGTATGGATACGACCCCAGCCAGCAGGAAGAATTTGCACGCATGTTGGCCGAGCAGCAGCGCCAGCAGCAGGAACAGGAGCAGCAAAATCAGAGCATGTCTCAGGACTTTGGCGATCAGTTGTCCGACTACATGAACGGGCAGCAGGCGGCGAATCCTTCAGCCTATTCACAGATGGCAGGCCCGGAAGCATTCCAGATCGCTGGCGCGCAGGGAGCACCAGCCAGCACGGGCGTTAGTACCCTATCAGGCGCACCGATCACCATGACCGCGCCGGGATTAGGTAGCGCAGGCACCATAGGTGGCGCCACAGCGCCCTCAGCGGCCACAGGGGTGACGTCCATGACTGGCGCACCCATTACGCTGTCTGCGGCAGGGCAGGCCGGTATGGCGCCAGCCAGCGCGTTTACACTGGGCGGGGCGGGCGGTGCTACTGGTGGCGCAGCGGTTGTG